CATCGTGCCGCCCGGTTCGTGTGCTTAATACAATGTTATAAATAGGTACGGAAAAGCCCAGGCGCACAGCCTGGGCTTTGTTGTTTCGTCCGTGCTGTACCGCTAAAGCGGTACAAAAATGCAGGGCAAAGTTTGTGCAGCTTGCCTATTGAAAGTGTACCGCTAAAGCGGTACAATATAATTACCGAAAGGCAAACAAGCCACACAAAAAAAAGGAGAACGGGATCATGGATGAAATCAGAGACGCGATCTACCAGGCAACGGGCGTTTACGTTGACGGCGCAGCCGTTGCGGATGAAATCAGAGAGGCCATCAGCAGCAGCGGTGCGGAGCCTGGCCGCCAGTGGATCACCGGGCAGGACGACGTGATGGCGCGCTGGGAATTTTTCGTCGATTATTCCCGCGATGATGAGCTGGACGAAAACGGCGATCTAATCCAGTCCGACGAAACGATCCGGCTGCTTGAAATTTCCATCTTACCGCGCAGCGCATCCACCAGCTTTGCAAAGGCCGGGCTGCCTCTGGGCAAAGAGTTCTGCGTCTCCCTCGACGTCGAAATTTAAAAGAGGTGCGCTGCATGGGAAAATCCGAAATAAAGGCCGCCCGTGAGCGTGCGGGCTACTCCGTCCGCGTCTTTTCAGAACTCGCCGGGTGCTCCCCCTCAACGCTTCAAGATATTGAAAACGGCAGGAAAGTCCCCCGCGTTGACACCCTCCGCAGGATTGCGGACGCTCTGGGCTGCACAATGGACAGTTTGTGGCCCTCTGCGAAAAGTAAAGAATGAGAAAAGCCCAGGCGCGCAGCCTGGGCTTTGTTGTTTATGCTTCGCCGTACTTCGTTACGGCGGGGTCGTCCGCAATGTAGAGGCCGGACAGCAGCCTAAACCACGGCTGGCCGTCCATGCCCTGGACGCGGGCCTCCACTTCCAGCCGCTTGCCGCTCTCGATCAGCTGGGCCACGTTGTCGGCTTTCTTTTCTGGAGTGCGCCGCAGATTGGTATAGCCGTGGTGGATCGTCACGACGTAGCCGTGGAGCGGTTCGCCCTCCTGCACAGGCTGCGCGCCGTCCTGTGCGGCGTTTTCCGTCTCGGCGTCCTCGGTATCGTCTGCGGCGTTCTCGGCGTCCTGGGCCTGTTTCTGGGCCAGCAGCGCGTCGGCGGTTTCGCCGTCTACGGTATGGGCTGCGATCTCCGCGTCCAGGGCGGCGACGATCTGCGCCTTGCTGGCCGTCTTTTTGACTTCGACGCCCAGCTGCGCGGCGATCTCCAGCAGCTTCTCTTTGCTGTCCTCCACGCTATACTCCGGCACGGCCTCGACGCCCTCCGGCAGCTGTGCGGCCAGGTCGTCGGCGTCCACGTTCTTACCAGCCAGGCGCGCGGCCACGGCGGCCTGGATCAGATCGTTTTCTTTCTTGGCTGCCACGGTTTAGTCCTCCTTTTCGGTGTCAGTGAGGTTGGCGGCGGGGTTCTTTGCTTCGATCAGTTTCTGGGTGACGGCCAGGCCCTTTACCAAAAAGCCCGGCACATCGTAGCCCATTTCCACCAGGTTCTCCAAAATGCTGCGGGCCTCGTTGACGATCAGAGAGGCCAGCACCCACCAGCCCAGCAGCAGGAGCCAATCCAGCTGCAAGCCCAGCATATCAACACAAAGAGCCTGGAGGCAGCCCGCCAGCTCAAAGGCCACGGCCACGACGGCCCAGTAGCCCAGCTTTTTGAGTGCGCCCTTTAAGCCCACCTTGGAGCTTTCGACGCCCTGCTTGTTGGCCTTGTACCAGCCCGTGAGCCAGTCCACGACGTTGAGGGCCAGGAACGCGGCGAACAAATACCAGTGCTCGCCCAGGATCGCGGCGGCGATAGTCACAAACGCGCCCACAAAAAGGTTGTAGTAGTCGATGATCCGCTTTGCCATTGTCTTGTCCTCCTTTTATTCGACGGCCTGGCAGCTGTACAGGCTTTCCAGCGCCAGGCGCTGCACGACGGGCAGCAGGGCCGTTTCGATAGGTTTCTTGTCACCGCTGGTTACAGGCCCCAGGCTAAACTGGTAGCGGTTGGCCGTGGGCGTTGCCGGGGTCTGGGCGGTGTCGGTGGTGGCCTGTTTCGCGTATCCGTTGAGGCCCGCCTGGCGCATGATTGCCGGGTAGTCCTTGTAGGACACATCACAGTCCAGGCTGTTGCCAAAGCCCGCGATTTTCAGCGCATTTTTGCTGCTGTACTGCCACAGGCCGTTCTGTACTGCTGCGGTGTCGGTGGCCGTGTAGGCGGCTTCCCACTTATCAAAGCCAGACAGCGCGGACAGGTTGGTGTAGTTGAGGAAAAAGTCCCGGCTGCAATAGACGGCGGCATAGTAGCCCGCCGCCTCCAGAACTTCCAGCGTGGCCTGGATGATCGCCGTGTTGGTGGCCTTTCCGCAGCTCTTGTTAAACGGTTCATATTCCACATCGTAGTAGATCGGGTAGTCCCACTTGTGGCCCGCCAGCATTTTGACGACCTGCTGCGCGGTCAGACGGGCTGCAGCCGCGCTCTTGTCGTAGCAGTAGAAATATACGCCCATCGGGACGCCGTACTTCTCGCAGCCCTGGACATTCGCCAGAAACTGGCCGTCCGTGTACAGTCCGCCCTTGCCGTGGCGTGCCGAATAGCCCACGCGCAGCAGGGCAAAGCCTGGATTGCTGCCGCCGTTCACGCGGCGCAGTTCGCTGGCTGTGCGCTGCCAGTTGATCGCCCCCTGGTGGTGAGACACGTCAATGCCGTGAATTTTCATTTATGCCTCCTGTGTTTCTTGCTTTGCTTCCTGGGCCGGGCGCGGTTTCCCGGTGATTTTCTGGGCCTGGGCCTCGGTGATCCGGCCTGCGTCGGCCATCTGCCAGACTTGGGCCTCGGTGATCGCGTGCAGCCGATACTGCATTTTGATAAATTTATACATCGTCGTCGTCACCTCCGCCCAGGAGCATATCGACCATTGCGGCCTCCAGGGCCACCAGGCGCTCGTGGTCGCTGGGCTGGTCGTCGTTTTCGGCTTTCGGCTGCCATGCCTCCGCCTTTTTCCAGTATTCCTCGAAGCTCGCCTGTACCGCGCTGGCGTCCAGCGCCTCTTCGGTTCTCATGTAAGCCTCTTCGACCAAATACTGGACTTCTTCCTCGTATCCCTGGCCGTCGCTGCGCGAGTATGGCGTGCGTTCCTCCATAACGTTACGGCGCAGCCACACATCAGAGGCCCCCGTAGGGAGCACGCAAATTTTCACGGTGTCCGGCTTTTCGCTAAAATAGGCGGTTTGTTTCATGCTGCTATTGGCTCCTTTCTTTGTTGCTGTGCGGTCTTTCTGTCCACATAGCTAACTGATTTTTGCGCGGCCTTGCAGATTGTCCAGGCATCGAGCCGCCGTGTTGCTGTCCTGGTGTTCGTGTGTTTGAAATAGCCCTTGTAGCTGCTTATCTTCCGGGCGCGCCAGTGCGGCACATATCCCAGGCTTTGCAGATCGCGGGCCGCCCTTAGAAATTGCCGCCGGATTCTACGGTATATACGGCGGCGTATTCTGGTTCCCTTATATCCTATCACAAAGCCCATTATGTCGACTGCCCCGGCCTTTAGGTCGATCTTGCCCCAGTCTGGTTTTATCGTGATCCCCAGATTTTTCTGCGCCCAGATTGCGGCCTGTTTCATAGCCTTGTCCATGTCTGCGGCGCGGGTTCCGATTATCACGAAATCATCCATATAAAAGAGGCAATGGCGGACTATTCGCTGGCGCTGTACTGTTCCGTCACGCTTGCGTCGGATTTTCTCCATGCCCTCCAGATAGCGGCATAGGTAGGATAGTGCGTAGTTGCAGAGCCATTGCGACAGGTAAGAGCCTATCGCCAGCCCGGTTGTTACGCACTTGTGCGTTTCCAGCAGCGCACCCACAAACCACAGCAGCGCCTGATTTTTATGTATATCCCGGTGCAATAGCTCCATGGTTTTGTCCGGCGTCAGGCTTGCGTAGCATTTCTTTATGTCGCCCTTTCGGACGTGGCGCGCCAGTTTGTCGCGTCTGATCCACTTCTCCAGGTGGCGCTTGCCGTACTTTTGGCCTCGGCCCGGTATGCTGGCGCATTGAAACGGGCCGATTTTGGCGTGGAATAGTTCGCGCAGTGCGCCCACGGCCACATAGTCCATACACTGCTGCATGGCCGTGGCCTGGCAAAGATCGCGCAGTTTTCCGCTCAATCCGTCGCGGCGTTGGAATGTACGCAGCGGGCGCAGGTTCAGATCGCGCGCTCTGATCCGGCGCGCAATCTCCGCAGCGACGCCAGCTGTTGCCGGGATCAGCCTGTTATAGTCCTGGGCCTCTGCGTCTGCCAGTACCTGCCCCTTTGTCATGCCGCCGTAACGGATCAGCAGATTTATAAAGCCGTTTTCTTTCCACCTCCCGCTGAAACATTCGAATACAAAGTTTTCTATCTGCTTGGGGTCGGATATGTCAATCTTTTTGCAATATGTTTTCGTACCTCGGCCCCCTTGTTTGCTTTTGGTTGAGCGCAGGAACTTTCGGTTTCGGCTCTCCGCCTATTCTACTAGCCCCCGGCGCGGTCTTTCCGCGTCGCGGGGCCGCCCGTGTTTTTCCTCACAGTTGGCCCCGTGCCGGTTCCACTCAATTTTTGCGGATTTCGTCCGCATGGTTCATGCTGCCATAGTGGCAGCACAGGCCCGGCTATCTGCCGGGCGCGGTGTACAACGCAATAAAAAGCGATAAATTTAACCAAATGCGCCACACAGACCGTTCCAGTTCGCGTTGCCCGCCCAATTGTTCGCGTTACCGCCAGACAGGCCACAATTGCCCCTGTCATTGAGCGTATTCCAGGCCCACCACGCATTGACGCGGGAGCCAGCGGGAGGCACACAGACGGCAGCCCGGCAGCCGTTTGTAGAACTTGCGCCCGATCCGGCGTCCACGGGATACATGTTGCCGTCTGCGTCGATCTCCACGTCTTTCTCGTACATCCACTGGCCCGTCTGGGTCGTGGGCATTGTTAGCACGATAGGAGAGCGCACAGCGTCGGCTGTAATGGAGGTGGCGATCTGCGCCGCCTGTCGGAAAAACACCAGCCTGTGGGTGTAGGCGGTATCGGTCAGCACCTGCTCGGTCAGCTGGTCGGCGCTGATCGCATAGCCGCCCGGCTGGCACTCCAGCAGCTGGATAATAAAAGGCTTCTTGCCTGACGTGCAGCTGGTGGGGCTGCCGTCCGCGCCCTGCACATTGTCGCAGCTGCCGCTGTGCCAGGGCATTGTCGAAACAATGGTTTTGTCTTTCTCGGTGTCGAACGGCGTCGCCGTGTCCAGGTTCAGCGCCTTGTAGGCCGTGCCGTCCACGGTCACGTCCTCAATGCTCAAAATGCGCACCTTGTCGGCTTTCGCGCGCATGGAGGCCACGCCGCGATCCGTGGAGGTTCCCGTCCCCACGTCACCGACGGACACAGTGCTGCCCACCAGGTAGGAGTCCGCCTGGGCGGCGGTCATAATAACGCGGGTCACGCCAGTTTCAGACACGGCGGCCTTGTACTGGTAGTTGTAGCCGCTGCACCCCTCCAGCGTGCCGGAGTTGCCCTTTTTGCCGTACTTGGCCCAGAACATACGCATACGGAACGCCAGATCGCAGCCGCAAATACCGCAGTAGTCCGCGCCGCGCTTCTTCCACTCTGCGCGCTGGCCGTCCATGCTGATAAAGTTCACGACTGCCAGGCCGGACGCGCTGGTGAGCTTGCCGTCTGCGCCGCGGCCTGCCATGTATTTAGCGTGGATCACGAACGGGCGGAGGCTACCGTCTACCGCCACGCCCTCCGGCAGCGGCTTGTAGGCGTTGGCGTCTGCCAGGAAATAAGCGGGCGCAGCGCGGTAATAGTGATAATAATAATTATCGTCGGCGCTGTCGCACACCCAGCCTGTTTTCTGGGCGACACCCACCATTCCGAACTTGCCGGACAGCAGCGTCTCACGATCCACGCCGTTGACGCTCGCCACGGCCTTGACGACGGGTTCCTTGTTCTCGATCTCGTATGCCACTTCTACGGCCCAGAACGCGCCGCGCGGGAAATAGGGGTCAACGGCTGCGGCGGTGTTCGTGCCCGGTTTCGTTGCCCCCAGTTCGGCGGACGCCTGGATCAGTTCGCCGTCCGGCGTGGCGCTGGTGGCGAACTTGTACAGCTTTGTGCCGTAGGTGTTGTTATCCCACAGCAGGGTAAACCAGCGGCGCACGATTGTGTCAATGTCTACGCCCTGTGCAATCAGCGCGGCGGCGTACTGCTGGAAAATTTCGGCGGTGTTCGTGCCGTCCAGGCGTGCGGCCCAGATCGCGTCCACCGCGCCGTCCGGCGTCCAGCTCTCTGCGGTTTTGGCTGCCGCCTCCGCCTTGATGCGCTCCTGGGCGGCCAGGGTGGCCTGTTGCTCTGTGGCGGTCTGATTGCCCGCTGCGGTCTGCTGGGCCTGTTCTGCGCCTTTCTGGGCGTTCTGGGCGGCGCTCTGGTTTGCTGCCGCCTGTTTCTGGGCTTTCTCCGCCGCTGCCTTAGAGGCTGCGGCATTGCTGGCGGCGGTTTCGGTCTGGCCTTTCAGCGTCTTGCAGTCCGCCAGGGTTTGCTCCAGCTCCGCCTGGTCTGCCAGCGCGGCCTCCGCCTTTTTCGTGGCCTCTGTGGCCTTGTTTGTGGCGTCCTGGGCATTCTTGATCGCCGCCTGGGTGCTTGTCTCCCGCTTGCCCTCTGCCGTCTGGCGGGCCGTTTCTGCCTTTGTGCGGGAGGTTTCCGCCCTTGCGCGGGAGGTTTCCGCATTATTTCGCGCACTTTCCGCGTTTTCTCTGGCGGTTTCCGCGTTTACGCGGGCATTTTCAGCGTTTACGCGATTCTGTTCGGCCTCCACGCGCAGACGCTCCACCGTGGCCCACTCCTCCATGTCGGCGTTGATCTCGGCCCACTTGGTGTCGAAAGCCGTCATTTCGTTAGAGGACAGGATCGCGGCCTCGTTGCGGTTGCTGCGGCCTACTTTTACAGTAAAGGCACAGGAGGTCAAAACCTGGCTGCTATCCTTTGCCCGGATTTCAACCTCGCAGACTACCTCACCGGGAACGGCCAGCACCTGGTTTGTCAGTTCCACCAAAATGCGGTTGCCCTCGTCGATTTTCGCGGCGTTATAGCCGAACTTCCCGTCCGGCTTCTGGAAATTCGCCAGCAGATCGGCGTCGGCGGGTGGTGCGTACTCTTTGCCGTCCTCGACGATCAGCACAGACACAAAGCGGGTCGCCTTGTCGCCCTGCTTCGCCTCCACAAGATAGTTTTTTCTCTCGGCTCCGGCGTCAATGTCGATCCGGGTAATAAGTACAGGCAGCTTTCCCATTTAGTCCTCCTGTTCCGTTGCGGCGTCCGGCTGATCCGCCGGGGCCTGGGTGTTCTGGGTTTTCTTTTCTGCTGCCAGCTCCTGCTGGAGCTGCTGGCGTTCTTTCTTCACTTCCTCGGCCTCCCATTCGCGGACGGCCCGGAGTTCGTCCTCCAGCGTTGCCCGAACGATCACCGCCGGGCAGTTGCTGGACAGGATCAGCTCGTGGACATTCTGGCGCAGCGTTGCCGCTGCAAGGTTGATTCCAATTTTCATGTGGTTGTCCTCCTTAGAATTTTTTCCCTTGAATGTAAAGTTCTGCATTTTTCCCAGCGTAAAGCGTTACCCTGTTTTTTGATCCATCATACGTCAAGTTCATAACAGTCCATAAAATGTTGTCAACTTTGTAGAGAAATTCCAATTTTGCCTGCGGCGCTCCCAGTACATTTCCGCACATCAGTCGCGCCATTACGTCTCCGTCCGGTGACTGTACAACAGCACTATTTGACACAGGCACGCCGTCGTTTACCCCTTGCGTTATTGTAAATCTGCTTTTTGAATTTTCTGTCAAACTTATGTACTCCGGCGTCATGATTGCACTTTTTGACGCGGATCCCATCGCAATGGAATTAGGTGCGTATGTCGCCATCGCATCCTCTCCGTTGTATGTTCCGCTGAGGCGTAAGTATCCTCCGTCATAATTGCCTGCTTTAAAAAGCTCTACGCGTCTTTTCCCGTCGTAGTCCATAAACAGACCGCCATATCGGAGCGTCGCCTCCCACTTGTCGTTTGCGCTCTTGAATGTTCCGGCAGCTGTCACATTGCCGGAGGCGTCCAGCTTAAAGTTTGTGCTGTTTATTACAATCGTGTTGCTGTTAAAGGTTAAGCGGCCCGTGTCTATCGTTACGGAGCTTGCATCCATTGCGAACTTGGATCGCACTGTCCCGCTTTGTACTGGCGTGGATATTTTCAGCGTCCAATCTTTCCACTGTATCTCGCCGTCTGTTTCTGCCTTTGACGGCGTGATCTCGCACGACATACCCAGCTCCGCTATTTCTTCATCCAGCAGCTCTGTCGTGTAGGTTTTTTCGTAGTAAATCCAATCCGCGCTCACCTCATCCATCTTTAGCGCCGCGTTTTGGCTATACGAAAGCGTTTGTGCGGTTTCAGACGCAAACTTCCCATACCAGGACAGCCTCGCAGCGGCGGATTGAAAAGGCTTGATTACCTTATAACTGCCGGACACGGTTATGCACCTGCCGCGTGCCAAGTTGCAGAGCGCAGTAGCGGCCAGTTCCCGCACATTGAAAGCGCCCGTTTCATTTGCTGCAAATTTAATTGTCAGTACGCCATTTGACAGTGTGGTGTGTGCCGTTCCGCCCGCCTTGTCCTCAAAATTCTGATATTGCAGGAGGTTTCGCCCGGACAGTTGCGCGGAAACTTCCAGCGAAATCTGCGTGGCCGTCTGGTTTATTGCGCTTTTCACTTCGTCGGTGGTGCTGTACTCTGTCAGCTTGCCGTCTGTGTAGTCCTGTGCCTCCTTTTTGGCTGCATCTGCCTTTTTCTTGGCGTCTGCTGCCGCTGCTTGTTTGGCTGCCGCCTCTGCTGCTGCTGCTTTCGCCTGGGCGTCTGCTGCTGCCGCCTTTTCCGCTGCGGCCTGGGCGGCGTCCGCTTTCGCCTGGGCGTCTGCCGCGGCGTTTGCCTCGGCGTCCGCCGCGGCCTGTTTGGCCTTGTCGGCCTCTGCGGCGGCTGCGGCAGCGTCTGTGGCCGCTTTATCCGCTGCGGCCTGGGCGTTGGCTGCGTCCGTGTTCGCCTTGTCCGCGGTCTGCTGGGCCTGTGTGGCGGCAGCTTGGAGACTTGCCACCGATTCTGTTACCGCTGTTTTTGTGGCGTAGGTTTTGGAAACTTCCGTGCTGATCTGCTCGGCAGACTGGGAAATAAAGCTCTTCGTTTCCTCGGTTGTGGAGTATTTCGTGAGCCGCGTATCCGTGTACCGGTTCGCGGCGGCCTGTGCCGCATCTGCCTTTTTCTGGGCGTCTGCTGCCGCTGCCTGTTTGGCTGCTGCCTCTGCGGCGGCGGCTTTCGCCTGGGCGTCTGCTGCCGCTGCCTTTTCCGCTGCGGCCTGGGCGGCGTCCGCTTTTGCCTGGGCGTCTGCTGCGGCGTTTGCCTCGGCGTCCGCCGCGGCCTGTTTGGCCTTGTCGGCCTCTGCGGCGGCTGCGGCAGCGTCTGTGGCCGCTTTATCCGCTGCGGCCTGGGCGTTGGCTGCGTCCGTGTTCGCCTTGTCTGCCGTCTCCTGGGCGGACTTGGCGGCGGCCTGGAGGGTGTCCAGCGACTTCTCGACGCTGGCTGTTGTTGCGTAGGTCTTGGAGACTTCGGCGGTGATCTGCTCGGCAGACTGGGAAATAAGGCTCTTTGTTTCCTCGGTGGTTGAGTATTCTGTCAGCTTGCCATCGGTGTACGCTTTGCCATCTTTCAGCGCTTTGCTTATGGCCGCCTCACCGCTTGCCACAGTGAGGTATTTTTTAGATACTTCCAGCTCTATGCTTTCCGCCATAGCGCTGATCGCTACCTTTGTTTCTTCTTTGGTGAGGTAGTCGTCGCGTAACACTTTCTTTGTGCGCTTTGTGGCGATTGCCACGGCGTCGGCGGTTGCCATTTCCGCCTCGGTCTTTTGCAGCTGAGCGAATGTCTGCTTGACGTTGGAGAGTTCCGCCTTATTTGCCAGCGGGTCGTCCGGGTATTCGTCCAGCTTGACTATGCGCTGCTTTTCGCGCTCGTCGGTCTTTTCAGACACCAGCAGCACGGCGTCGCCCAGATCGTAGGCCAGTGCATTGTATTTATCGCTCTGCGCTGCCAGGTCTATCAATTCCGCAGTGTATGCGCGGGCCGGGGCACTGGCCTCCGCCAGCCTGGCCTGGGCGTCCTCCAGCAGCGCAGCCGTTACCGTGTAGCGCTCGTCGCGCCAGATCGCCGTTATTGTCTTGTCGCTGTACTGGTGGTTGTCAATGTAGTTCTTTCCATCCTGCCAAAGCTGCAGCCCGTCTTTTCCTATCGGTATCAGCCGGGTATAAAATCCGTAGCTGGATGTTTTCACACCCAGGCCGCGGAGGTTCAGCCGCTCGATAAAATACGCGCCGCGATCCCGGCCCCGCCGGGTATGGAATAAAAGCCGCTTGTTTACCGCGTCAATTTCCAGTTCTACGCGGTAGGTGCTTACGATCTGCTTTACTACTTCCCACGCTGTCGTGTCATCCTCTTTGCGGATCGTGCGCTTCTTCGTTATGTCGGTGTCCGTCTCTACCGTCCAGCCCGTCCCCTCCAGGGCAAACTCCGCCGCAGCCTTGACTGTTTGCTCCACCGTTTCAAAATCTTGAAATGGTGTGCCCTCCAGTTCTTCGATGTTGAGGGCGCAAGAAATTTTGCGCCAGGCGCTTGCGGTGCTTTTCTCCACCGCCTTGACTACGTACTCCTGGCGATCCGTGCGGACGTAACACTCCGCCGCGATCTGGCCCAGCCATGGGCCGCTTGCCGGGTAGTAAAAGTCCAGTGTTTCGTCGCCGTATTCCAGCGTGCGCTGTATATGTGGCGATTTCGTCCCGGTGAGGTTTGCCAGCTTTTTATGGCTTTTGTCGTAAAGTTCCAGCAGCAATGCCGCCCGCCTCCTTTCTCATAACCACAGCGGGGTATATTCCACCGCAATGTCGCAGTCCGCGCTATCCCATGTGATCGTCCGCCGCTTGCAGTCCATAGCGGGCAGTGCCCAGAGCGTCACGTCCGGCGCTTTGTTCTGCCCGTCCTGGGTAATTAGCCCATTTGTGCCGTCAATAACAACACTATGTCCCGCTTTTAAGTTCTTTACGATCATGTCATGGACGCCCCAGCCTGTCATGGTGAGCGCGTCCAGGTCGGTTTTTGGTGTGATTTTCAACACACAGGCCGCCGGACGTGATCCCACGCGGTGCAGCGTCGCCTGTGTCTGGCCTGTATATGCCAGTTTTACTGGGGTGTCCTGGAGCCAGCCCTCAAAGGTCGCCTTTACCCTGTAGGCCTTCGGCGTGATCGTTTTCTCCGGCTTAAACCCCACCAGATAGCCCTTGTATGTCCCTTTGTAGCCGTCCAGCTTTAACTCTACCGGGCCGGGCAGACATAGGCCGTGCAGCGTAGACGCGGTTCGGGTTATTTCGTTGCGGTTCTCGCCCCGGATCAGCAGCTCTACCTCGCAAGAGCCGCATTTCTGTGTTGCTGGGTCGTCAATCGGGGCCAGCATACCGTCCGGCCATTCATAGCCCGCGCCGTCTTGCGGTGGTGTGAATGCTACCTTTAACTGCGTCGTGCGGTATCTTGCCAGGTTCTCGCCGTTTATCTTCATTTATCTGATCCTTTCCGCCTCGTCGGCCAGCGCGGAGGAAACGCGCGGTGTTACTTTTGCGGTTAGGTCGTCCCCGTCCAGTTTATTCTCCACATAAACCACAACGCGCATAGCTTTAAGCGCCGCCGTTACCTTATTGTCCAGCATCTGCTCCAGTTGCGTGTAGAACGGAGCCAGAGGAAGGATTGCTTCTTCCCCGGCCTCTCCGCCTACCATCAAGCGGGAGCCGTTAATACCAAAAGCCGTCGGGTTCTTCATGATACCGCCCGTGGCGTACCAGTTAATGCCAAAGGACGGCACCCTCGGAGGATTCAGAGAAAAGCTGCCGCTGATATACGGGTGCGGCATTGCCAGGTGTGGTAGGCTCCAGGAGAAATTGAAAAAGCCTTTAATCTGATTTATTGCGCTGCTTACTGCATTGCGTGCGCTGTCCATTTTGTTTCGGATCGTGTTTGCAATGTCTCCAAAGCGCCCGCCCGTAAGACTGTTGATTGTGTCGTATGCGCTCTGGTAGTTCTGCCGGATCGCCGTCATATAGGCAGCTACCACGCCGCGCACGCCGCCGCCGTGGCTGTTATAGGCTTGCTGGATCGCTGCCAGGCGCTGCTGGGTGTTGCTCTGCATATTTTGCAGGGCAGTTGCCATTGTCTGCTTGACGCTCTCCAGTTTCTGCTGGGTATCAGTGCGCACGCTCTGGAGCTTGTTTCCCACAGTCTGCTGGATGTTCTGCCAGGTTTCCGTGGTTTTCTGTTTGGCCTCGTTCCATTTCGTGCTGATCGTCTGGCCGATTTCCTGCATTTTTGTGGTGCAGTTCTCTTTGAGGTCGGCCAGGTGCTGCTTTGCGTTCGTGATCGCCTCGCCCACGCCCTGGGCGAAATTTGCAAATACTTCTTTTGCCTTGCTCATAGCCGCGTCTACGCCCGCGCGAAATTCTTCACAGTTGTTATAGGCCAGTGCTAGGCCCACACCCAGAGCCGCCAGGGCCGTCACTACCAGCAGAATAGGATTAGCGGCCATTACTGCATTTAGCACACCTTGGGCCGCCGCAAGCCCGTTCTGGGCTGCTGTGGCCGCGCCAGTTGCAACGGTGTGGGCCGTCGTTGCTGCCGTGGCTGCGATCTTCTGCGCAGTCTCCCCGGTCAGTGCTGCCGCCACCGTACTTATGCCGGAGCGGATCAGCTTGTAGGCGTCTACGCCGGAGCGCACGCCCTTAACCATTGCCGTAAGCCCAGCAGTTGCCGGAGCCAGGGCTGCGACCAGCAGACCGACGGTGACTATGTTCTGCTTTGTGTCGTCGTCGGCGTTCTGTAGCCACTGTGTTACGTCTCGCAGAATTTCCGTTACCTTTTCCAAAACCGGGGTGGCGTTTGCCTGGAGCGTGTCGCCCAGTTCCGCGCCCGCCAGTTTTAAGTTGTTCATGGCGATCTGCACGTTCTGGGCGTTGTCCGCCACGTTCGTGTATGTGGTTTCCACTGTCCCGGCGCTGTTTTCTATCAAGTCCAGGAACTGGGAGTATTCAAAGCGCCCGCCCTGGATCGCGTCGGCCAGGTCTGGGCCAGCCTTTGCTCCGAAAACTTCAATGGCTTTCGTGGTAGCGCTCGCAATGTCTGGACAGGCTGCGATCTCGTCCAGCGTTTTCTTAAACTCTACGCGGGCGTCTTTGCCCTCCGCGCTCCAGTTGCTGATCGCCTTTTTCATGCCAGAGAACGCAATCTCTGTATTTACGCCGCATTTTTCCCACTGGGAGAAAATAGCGATAGAGGACGCTGTGTCAAAGCCCAGAGCACGCATCGGCGCGCCGTACTTCGTTATGTAAGTTGTGAGGGTGTCAACGCTTATGCCGGACACCTGGGCCGCCACTGCCAGCTGATCCAGTACCGTGCCGTAGTCGTCTGCCTCTATGCCCGCGTCGCCCATTGCGCGCGATACCAGCTGCACGGCTTGCACTGCATCGGTTCCCGTGATCTCCGAAAACTTCAAAAATTTAGTTGTGCAAGCCTCGGCGGCCTCGTCCGTGTAACCGAAGCGGGTGTTTACCTCGCCCAGCGTGGAGCCGATTGTGTCAAAGTCAGCAGCGAAAGAGGACGCCACGTTCTTATAGGTCTGCTCCAGGGCTTCGGCAGCCTCTCCCGTCGCGCCTGTGGCTTTTATCACATTGTCCGCTCCGTTGTCCACTTCATCCCACGCGGCAACAGCAGCAGTGCCAGCGGCCACGGCTGCGCCGGACACGACATTGGCGGCTTTCTGCGCCTTTTCCAGCTTTCCGGCTACCGTGTCAAGCCCTTTTGCGAACTCGTCCAGGGCTGCGTCTTTCAGTTTTTTGTTGGTGTCCTCCAGCGCTTTCTCCAGCTCCAGGGTTGCTTTTTGGCTGTTGTTTTCGGCTATCGTAGCCTTTTGGAGCTTGCCCTCGGTACTGCCGATCTGGCTGTCCAGCTTTTTCTGTTGGCTTTCCAGGTCTTTCACCTGTTTTGCCAGCTCCTGGGTGCTGTCGCTGTTCTCGCCCGTGGCCTTTTTTTCTGCCTCGTAGGCTGCTTTTGTGGTTTGCAGCTGCGTGGCCAGCTCCTGCTGGCGGCTTTTCTGGTTGCTCAACACTTTGGTTAAGCGCTCCACCTCTGTGTGGTGTAGACTGGTGATCTCTTTCTGGGCCTTGATTTTCGCGGTTAGTTCCTGCTGCTTGGCTTTCAGCTGGTCGGTGGTGCTGCCAAACAGCTTGGCCTGGGTGCTTGCCAGGCTGAACTGGCTTGCAAGCTCTTTCGTGCTGTCGCGGGCCGCTTTGAGGGCCTGCTGGTATGTGGAGCTGTTGGCCGATACCTTGACGTTTGCCCCGGCGCTCATTTTTTTCTCACCTCGCTATTTTTCGGTGTGTTCGATCTCGTAGGCGACGTACTCCAGCAGACGGCCCAGCGGTTCGCGCTGCGCGTCTGTGTAGCTTTCACGCAGAACGCGGATCGCCAGGCGTGTGACTGCCTCGACGTTCTGCTTGCAGATCAGCCAGCGGTCTGCGGTTTCGTCCACATAGCCCGCCTGGGCGTCCTGTTCCGCGTCGTAGTCGTCAAAAATTGATTTTTCGATAGGTTCCGGCGGCTCTGGCGACAAAGCCGCAAATTTTGGCAGGACGATCTGCTGCATAGCAAAATGCAGCGTTTTGGCTGCCAGCAGGAGGTCGTCCACGCTTTCGCTGTATATAACCCGCCGGGAGGTGTTGAAAAATTCGGCCAGCAGCTGCAAATTTTCGCGTACTGCCTGGCCGGAGGTTTTCGCCGCCTCGATCCGGCGCATATAGTCACAATAAAGGCGGGCTTGCAGCACCGTCACGTTTTCCGCCGTGCTGCAAGCTCCCGCGCGTTGTAGCTCAACCTCCGGGGTCAAGCCTCTTTCGTAAAATTTACCGTGATAGTCTCCACGCTCTTGTTTACGCGCTCCATCACATAAAATTCCAGCGCCGCAAACTCGGTGAGAATTTGCGACGGTTCCAGCCCGTATACAGGGGCCAGCACGTCGTCCAGGGTAAACTGATCGCCGTACACATGACAGACGGCCTGGGCCATCTGTTCAAAGTGTTTGCGGCGGTAATTCGTCGCGCTGTCCAGCGCGTCCTGTACGTCGCAATAATCCAGGTATGCCTGGGTGTCGATGTGATCCGGCAGGAAATACTGTTTCTGATTTACCACAATGCTGCGCTTTGCCATTTTTTACGCCCTCCTATGTTTTAACCGCCTACCGTCGCGGCGTACTCCTGCACCTTGCCGAACCACGCCTTGATCGCCGCAGCGGCCCCGGTGTCCTCTGTTGCCAGGTTGGATTCGTCCACGCGCACCTCGTAGAGGTGTACGTCTTTGCCGTCCACCTTGTCCATTTTTTCGCGCTGGTAAAACTCACCCTTTACGGTGTTGGTCCGGGCGGTCTTGCTGGCGGCCTCGGTTTCGTAGTTTTCCTCGTTGCCCTGGGCAAATCTGCCGCAGTACATCCAAACAAAATCAAACTTGCCGTTCAAGCGGCGCACGCGGTAGCCCAGGGCCACCTCCGGCGCTTCATCCTCTGCGGACTTGAGCAAAAAGCCGTTGAGGTACGCCTGGCCGAAAAAGGCGGCGCGATCCGCTGCGGCCAGGGTGTTGACTTCCAGCTCCACGTCCGTACCCTCATACGCCTGGAGCATACCCTCCACGCCGTCGTCGCTGTACAGCTTTTCAGACGTGAATTTGTCGGAGATTTTGGCCTTGATCGCGCGGGCCATCTTTACGGGAGTGCCTGCGGTGTAGCCCTCGGTGTCGTTCTGGGTAACTTTCGCCACATATACGTCGCGGAGGCCACAATAGCGGTGGCGCACCGTGGTTTTGGGTTCGCTCATTCTTGGCTCCTTTCTTCATAAAA